GAAAATGACGGTAATATCGGTAGTTTAAGTGATATTAATAACAGATTAGACAATTTAGGTAGAAATATCTATAATAAAACTAATGAGTATAGTTTAAATCACCCAAATGCATTGTCAGATGGTGACGAAAAAGGTAAGGGTGAATTGAGTAAAAACATTGGTTCTAAAATTGATATTAACACCAGAATCGAAACCGTAGGAAGAAATAGATATGGTTCGTCAAAAGTATATCCCGATTTTTAATGTCATTAATAATTAAGAAAATATTGTTCGAACAATCGTTGTCTGGTAGAAAAACCAAACCTCTCGTTGATGCGATTAAAAATCGTAATCCTGTTACTTTTTACTATTCAGGTCCAACTAAACCTGAAAAAGATAGTGTAAAAAGGGGAGTTAGGATTAGAGCTGAAGTCGTTGCGATGGGTTTAAGTAAAGGAGGTAATGTAATTGTTAGAGCATATGTACAACCACCTTCTGTTTCTAAAAAAGGTTATAGTGAAACGAATTGGAGAACCTTTAGAATTGATAGAATGAGTAATATCAGTGTATTAACTGATGAAACATTTGATAACAAAAGACCGGGTTATAAAGAAGGTTCGGAATCAAGTAGAGGACCAATGGTTACAACTTATGTTACATCTGATTGGACTAAAACACCTGAAGTAAAACAAAAAGAAACCCCACCTTCTCCAAAACCAGTTGAAAAACCAACTCAAGAACCATTACCTCAACCTAAGGTAGATGATAAACCATCACCATTACCTCAACCTAAAATAGATAACGTGGGTGATGTGTTTAAAACCATATCTCCTAAGGAAACTGATGGAGAAAAATTTATCACCACACAAGAATACCAAACTGCGGTGGATGATTTATATAAGAGAAAAGAAAAAGAATGGAAAGACATTCAAAAAGAAATGGGTAAGAACATTTTACCGGGAGAGGGTACTAGAAAAAGATTTGAGTTGGATTCTAATAAAGAATTATCTAATATATTAAAAAATAATAATATTAACATTAAAGATGAGGTTCCATCACAACCTCTTCAAGAAAAACTATCAAGAATTAAAACTTTAATGTTGTTGATAAATTAATTATAATATAAAAAAATATAGAAATGTCACACGGAGCAATATCGGAAAATGATTTAATGATGAAATTGGTGAATGCCAAAAAAGTAATGAATAAGGTTGATAATGGAAACTATCAAACCGGAAACATCAATGAATCAATGTTATTTAGTGACCCCGAAGAACTTGTTAATTCACAAACAATTCAACCACAAGCAACTAGACCTAAGGGAGTTCCAACCGTTCAAAAAATACAAGATTCCAAATTACCTGACGCAATCAAACAGGCAATGATAGAGAACCCAATACCTCAAATATCGTTAAATGAATCATTAGATATGGATTTTATTAAAGGTGCTAAAAGGTTAATGGAACAAGAAGGTTTAACCAAAAAACCCACACCCCAAACAAAATCAGCACCAGTTCAAAATATTGACATGAATGCAATTGCGGTTTTAATTGAAAATACCGTTAGAAAAGTTATGGATGAAAAATTAAATCAAATTCTAACAGCACAACAAACTTCATCGATAAATGAAAATTTGGTTCTAAAAGTGGGTGATTCGATTTTTAAAGGGAAAATTACCGGTGTAAATAAAGCCAAGTAACATTTTGTTTTTTCAATTTTTTTACATATTATTTTAGATATAATAATATAATAATGTCTAAAATAAAAATATTGGCAATACCCTCTGATAATCACGGAGTAGGTAAATACAGAATATTAGACCCATACAAATATATCGGTGAAAATCACGGAGACGAATTTCATGTAGATATTTCATTTGATGTTCCTAATGATGATAAATTTTTTGAAGATTATGATGTTGTAGTATTTCATAGTTTTATCCATAAGACAAGTCACGAAGATAATGTAAAAAGGATTGAGTGGTTGAAGTCTAAAGGTATTAAAACTGTTGTCGATATCGATGATTTATGGAGTGTTGACCCTAAGCACCCCATGTATCAACAAATAAAACAAAACAATGTTCCACAGAAAAAGGTGGAGTTCTTGAGACTTTCGGACTATATCTCAACCACAACACCAATCTTCGCTGATACAATAAAACAAAGATTAAATTTAAGAAACACATTTGTGTTTCCTAATGCGGTTGATGAAAATGAACCACAATTTCAATCAAAGGTTGAAAAATCTGAAAAGGTTAGATTTGGTTGGTTAGGCGGTTCTTCTCACTTATATGACTTACAAATAATTGGGTCAGGAATTTCAGGTACATATTCAACATTTAAAGACAAGGTACAATTTGTACTATGTGGTTTTGATACTCGAGGTAATGTTACTGAATTCGACAAAACAACCGGACAACAAAGACGAAGACCAATATTACCACATGAAACCGTATGGTTTCAATATGAAAATATTTTTACTGACAAATATCGTGTCATCGATGAAGATTATAAAAAATATCTTTTAACTTTCTCGGAGACAGAATATAATGATCTTGATAAACCATATCGTAGACGATGGACAAGAGACATCACAAAATACGCTCAAAACTACAATATGTTTGACATTTCATTAGCACCACTTATTGAAAGTGAGTTCAACATGAATAAGTCACAATTAAAAATAATTGAGTCAGGATTCCATAAGAAAGCAGTGATTGCCAGTGGTGTTAAACCGTATACAATGGATTTGGTTTCCTCATTAGACCAAGGAGTTTTCAATGATAAAGGTAACTCATTAATTGTTCCACCATCGAAAAATCATAAAGAGTGGGGTAAACATATGAAACGTTTAATCGAAAATCCTAATATGATAGAGGATTTGGGTAATAGATTATATGAAACTGTTAAAGACAGGTACTCACTTAAAAATGTAACAAAAGATAGAATTCAGTTCTTTAAATCAATAATAAACAAATAAAAAAAAGAAAATTATGCATTATTTAGTAACAATCGGTTATGAAACCGAACAAACAGACAGAAACGGTAATCCAAGATTACAGAAAGTTAAATATATTTTAGAAGCAGATACTGTCGAAGAAGCAACTATCGTGGCGTCAAAATATAGATCAGGAGATGTACGTTCAAGTGAAAGTATTTCAATTGTTAAAATGCCAATCGAATGTATCATCGATAGAAAAAATACTCCTGAGTATTATAAATAATTTACAATGAAAAACAATTCGTATGAACAACGATGATTTAAAAAAATATATTGAGGATTTAAAAAAGTTAGAAAAAAATATCTTAAGTGAGGATACCGACCTAAATTTTATGGGTGAGTTAAATTCTCTTTTGGGTAAATTAGACGATGATATTAAAACTGATTTCTTTACTCCAAAAGGAATGGTAGTCAATTTTAAAAAACTCCATCCAAATGCAGTCACACCAAAATATTCAAAACAAGGTGATGCAGGAATGGATTTGACTATTACATCGATATTTTCGGAAACTGAAAAAGACATCACCTATGGTTTTGGTATTGCAATGAGTATACCAACCGGTTTTGTAGGGTTGGTATTTCCAAGGTCATCAGTTAGAAATTATGATTTGAGTTTAACAAACTGTGTAGGTGTAATTGATAGTGGTTATCGAGGTGAAATACAGGCTACATTTAAAAAAATGAATGGTGGACAACAAATGTATAAAATTGGTGACCGAGCAGCTCAAATTATGATTATTGCATATCCGAATATAGACTTTGTTGAAACTAATAATTTACCTGATACTGAAAGAGGTTCCGGCGGATTTGGTTCTACCGGTAAATAAAAATACAATTAAATTAATTTGAATTGAGAGGGAAATTATCTAAAAATACCAAATTGGTAAGTAATGAATTTACCACGGTTACTGAAGGGTCTACACCAAATAAAAAAAGGATTAAAGAAATTATTAAAAAACCAAAAGAAAAATTTCTAACAAAATCACAAGAAGAATACTGGAAAATTTTAGGTGATAATGAAATTACACTTTGTTTTGGACCAGCCGGAGTTGGTAAGTCATATATCGCAATGAAAAGAGCGGTTGACTTACTTTGGGATGACACAAATAAGTATGATAAAATTATCATTGTTAGACCCGCGGTTGAAGCGGAGGAAAAACTAGGTTCTTTACCCGGTGGGTTAGAAGAAAAATTGGACCCGTACATTTACCCATCATATTATCTTTTAAATAAAATAATCGGTAAGGATGCAAGAGAAAGGTTAAAGGATGAAGGTTTCATTGAAATTGCGGCTTTGGCATACATGAGAGGATGGAATGTTGACAATACGATTCTTGTTTTTGAGGAGGCACAAAACGCCACACCTGCACAAATAAAGTTACTATTGACTCGTATTGGGTTTAATTCAAAATTCTTTTTGTCAGGTGATTTGGAACAGTCGGATAAATTTAAAGACAAAACTAAATCGGGTCTATACGATGCGAAACAAAAGTTATCAGACGTAAAAGGTATTGGTATTTTTGAATTTGGTAATGAGGATATTGTTAGAAATCCGATTATTGGTAAAATATTGGAAAGATACGATTAAACTTTACTTGTAAGAGTTTTCATATTATACTTTAAACATGGAAATATACCTTAGTATAGATGGTGTTATACGAAACATCATACAAAAATTTGATTATCACTATAAAGATGCGTTTTTAAGTTCGGAATTTGAGTCTGAAAACGATTTTGAATATGACATCATCGAACCTATTAGGAATGATGATGTCATATCTTCATATAAATTTCAATCTGTTGATGAATTTGAATACTTCTTATATGTTGAATACCCAATTGAAATTTTCGGACATGCAGGAATAAGTTATCAAACTACCTTCACCGATTTAAATAAAATGATTTATGATAATCCCGAACATAATTTTACACTTGTTGGGGTTAATGAATTGGGTAAATCTAAACCTGCAACACTATTTTTCTTGTCAAAAAATGGGTTTTTAGGTAACAATATAAAATTTATTAAGTCAAAAGATTTAAAAGATGTGTGGGATAAATGTGATGTTTGGATAACTGATTCAAAAGAGATTATTGATTCTTGCCCACAAGGTAAAGAAACTATTAAGTTTAACACATCTTATAATCGACATTTCACACACACAAAAGAAATAAATAAATTAACAGAAATAAATGAACCATGGTTGAACTATTTGGAAAATTTTACTACATCGACATCGAAGCAGTTACCGCAAGATGTAGAACAGGAAACACAATAAAAGACGAAGATGGAACCGAATCAAATGAGATTAACATTTTTATGTATGAAATTTTAAAAATGTGTATCGATAGGGTTTTAAACGAATTTGATGAGGGTGATGAAAATATGGGACTTTTTGGACAAAGAGAAACCACGGTGTCATTTAAATTGGCATTTAATACCTTAATAAAAAACAACATTTTAATTGAAGATGATGAGTAAAAATAATGAAAATATTGAAAAATTACAGGACGCGTTAGGTAGATTAGAAAATAATCAACACACCGTCTATTTTTTAACATATGACACAAAAAATAATCCGAGAGCATCGGTTAAATACATTTATGATTTGGCCCTAACACTAAAAGAAAATGGTACAAATTCCAAAATCTTGGTTGAAGATTCAACATATGGAGGAGTTACTCATTGGTTGGGAGACAAGTATGATGATATTGAAGTAGTTTCAATAAAAGAAGATAAAATCGAATTGAAGATTGATGATGTTCTTGTTGTTCCTGAATACTATTCAAATGTACTACAACAAGTTTCTAATGTTAAGTGTACTAAAGTAATGTTAGTACAACAAAAAGATTATATTTTCGAGACATTACCTGTTGGTAGCCGATGGAGAGATTATGGTTTCGATAGAGTAATCACAACAACTGAAGCATCTAAAAAATATATAACTGAAGTTTTTCCTGAATCGTTAGTTTATATTATCCCACCAATTATTGATGATAACTTTTCACCATCTGAAAAAGTACAAAAACCATTTATTTCAATCAGTTGTAGAGACCGAGTAGTTCATAGAAGAATCATTTCTGAATTCTATTTGAAATACCCACAATTACGTTGGGTTACATTTAGAGACATGGTTCAAATGAGTTATGAAGAATTTTCATCGGCATTAAAAGAATGTTTTGTTTCTGTTTGGGTGGACGATGAATCCACGTTTGGAACATTTCCATTAGAATCAATGAAGTGTGGTGTTCCTGTTATTGGTAAAATCCCAAATACTGAACCGGATTGGTTATCTGAAAATGGTATGTGGACCTATGACACTAATAAAGTTGTAGAATTTCTTGGAACATTTACATTGGCATGGTTAGAAGGTGTGGATATTAATGAGGATGTAAAACAAAAAATGACCGACACATTACTACCATATTCTAAAACATTAACCGAAAATAACATACTATCAATCTTTGGTTCATTTAGAAACAAGAGAATTGAAACAATTAATAATGTATTAGAAAAATTAAAATCAGAAGAAGTATCATGAAAAAAATATCAATAATCTTACCACTACACATTATTAACGAAGATTACTCCGTAATGTTAAAAAATGCAATTTCCTCTATTGAGGATTTTCATGAGGATGTAAAGTTATTAATTGTATGTCCTAAAACACTAAAAAAAGAATTACAAAATCTATCCCAAAAACTTGAAATTGAAATTGTTGAGAATAGTGGGGAAACAGATTTTTGTTCTCAAATAAATTTGGGTATTAAAAATTGTAATACTGAATGGTTTTCGATTTTTGAAGTTGACGATGAGTATAAAAAAACATGGTTAAAGTCAATGAATTCCTACATCAATGAAAATCCTGATGTTGATGTATTCCTACCGGTAGTTAAAGATGTTAATGTGGAAGGTACTTTTATTAGTTTCACTAACGAATCTGCGTGGGCATATGGTTTCACCGAAAAACAAGGATTCATTGACAATGAAGTATTATTGGACTTCCAAAATTATCAAACAAGTGGAGGTTTATTTAAAACTAATGTAATTATTGAAAATGGAATGTTTAAAGAAAACATTAAACTTACATTTAGTTATGAATTATTATTAAGACTAACCCATAACGGGACTAAGATAATGACAGTCCCTAAAATTGGATATCAACACGTTAATTTTAGAGAAGAATCGTTATTTTGGGGATATAAGAATAATGAGGAGACTAAACTATCTGAAGACGAAGTTAAGTTTTGGTTAGATTCGGCTAAAAAAGAATTTTTCTTTAAAAATAAACGAGATATCAAATATGTCGAGTCATAAATGCCGAGAAAAAGAACCCAAAAAATTTATTTTGGGGAGGAGCAAGAACTCGAATCGATTATTCGACGATATAAGTTATATAGAAAAGATTTAGAGTTTCAAGAAATACATGACGATACCATGTCATTTCTTTTAACTAAAATCAACAAATTTGACCATACTAAAAACCACAAAGCGTATTCCTATTTTGGAACCATCTGTAAAAATTATTTGATGGGAGCAATCCAAAAAGACACAAAGGAACAAAATAGGCAAATTTCGTATGACGACATTTCATCTTCAATAGAAGATAGTTATGAGTTATCATACACTATCGATGAGTATGTTTTAGATTATAGGGATGTTATCAATAAACTAATAACGGATTTGGAGGATTTCATTGAAAAGGAGGACCTCACAGAAAACGAACAAAAATTAGGATACGCACTTTTAGAAATTTTTGGAAACTTTGATAGGATTTTTCAAGTCGGGGATGGTAATAAATTTAATAAGAACCTGATATTACTATCATTAAGAGAAATGACCTCCTTAAACACTAAGGAAATCAGAATGTCAATCAAAAGGTATAAAAAACTTTATGATGGTATTGTTGGTGGGTTTTTAGATTAAATCTATTTATTGTTATGGGAAGAGATAGGAAAAATATCATTTCATTAGATGTCGATTCTGCGTTAGCATTAATGCAAGAAATCTATAATGATGTAGTTGAAAATAAAAACATTGCTTCACAAATCATGAGAAAAATGATGTCATTCATGAAAGATGCTGAAGATATGAGTGTTATTGGTCCTGTTATTAAAGAACAACAAAAAATATTAAATGATTGTACTGAGAAAAAAATCTCATTAGTAAAATTACAAAGTGTTCTTTTAAAACAAACTGCTGGTTCAGGTGGGAAAATGCCGATTGGTAAACTTGATTTAACTGATGAAGATCGTTTACTTTTAGATAAAATGTTAAATGACGATTCAGCAGAATCCGAACAAAAATATAAGTTGTAATGAGTAAGGTAAAAGATACAAAAAACAAACTTAAAGCCAAAATTGAGGCCATCAAGAAAATAAATGATGATCCTCAAGGTGCGGTTGATAGTCTATATGACAAATATTTTAGTAATGTACCAACATCCCAAGAATTATTTGGCAATAAAGTAGACGATTTTTTAGAAAAAAGGAGAACTAAAATAGACAATAAGACTAATATCTTTGAAGATATTATGGATATTGCTGATACTATTTTGAGCTCAAATTCAAAAAGAAATAAAAATAAATTAGAGGGCGAGAGTGAGGTCCCAAGTGAACCTACTAAGTCAAAACCTAAAAAAAGATTAAGACTTCACGCTGAAACTGCTGCAGAAATCACGTTAGAAAATTCTATAGGAATTATATTAGACAACGTGAAAAAACATTTTTTTGCATCAGATGGGATTTGTGGTACCGATCAAACAATAACAACTGATTCATTAAATTTAAAACCACTAGAATTTGATTTTTTGAATGTTTTAACTGTAGATCCCAGTTCCGCAACAGGTAGAATTGTATACGAACCAACGGCATCTGCGTTAGGTATTAAGGTAAATACTGAATTGTTTTCATCTTTTGGTGGTACCATTTTTGATATGAGAAACACTGCTGGTGATTCATTATTTGAAATGACATGGGATGTACCTAATCAAGAATGGAATTTAGCAGGTTTGACAACTAATGTTGTGGACCTTAAAGTTGAAGAATTTCTCAATGACTATTATTCATCAATCGAATTACCAGATATACAACATATCATTAAAACCTCAATGTTAATGACAATTCAAAGTGGGGAATCTAACCCATTATTTGATAAAGGTTTAAACAATGTAAATCGACTTTTGAAAAAATTAATGTCAGTATGTGGTAGTTCAACAAATAGAAATAATTTATCAAATCAAACGGCAGTAGACCTAGTTGATGAAAATGATCAGGATCTTGAGTTATATTTTAATTTTGATGATGTTGAAGGTATTGACTTAGATGATGAAGACAACAGATATAGAAAAGTATTAAAATTTACTGATTGTAATAATTTCGAATCACCAGTAAACACAACTATGTTGGAAGATTTTGTTTATTTGGGTTATAGAAAAACTACAGATGACTTGGTCGATTCTACAATAAATAGGGCGGCAGGTGATGCATATTCAAAATCTGACGGAAATATACCACAGGAACAATTTAATCTTAATTTACTTAATTTATACATTCTTAATATACCCAAGGCATTACTTATGTCTGCTTTCAGTCCTAAGATATTCTTACCAATTATATTAATGTACAAAATATTGAAGTCGGGGGCAAATCAAACTGTTGATGTTCTAACTTCGATGAAGAACTTAAGTAAGTTATTTGTGGCAATCGTAAAAGATTTATTTTGGTTTTTCCTTAGAGAGTTTTGGAAACTAATTAAGGTAGACTTATTGGCATTTGTAATGTTAATTGTAACCAAAATATTAAAAAATAAATACAAAAGATATATTGTTATTATAACAGCATTAATTGCAATTTTAACTCAAATAGTTGAAGAAGGAATTGATAATTGTTTTGCAATTTTCACCACAATTCTTTCGGCTATACAAAATTCATTGTCATCAAACCCACCATTTAGTATACCTGCAATTTTACTTGGTTTGTCAGATAAATTGCCGGGATATAGTCAAGATAGGGCATATTTGAATATTGTAGAAAGAATGGAAAGTGCAGGTATATCTATGGGCCCAATATTTGGTGAAGAGAATAACTTACCAAAAATCATAAAAGCTATCATCGATGGTAATTCTGAAGAAATGGATATGAATTCATTTTTAAAGGTTACAAATAAGGAAATGATTATACCTTCCCCTGCAGGACCAATAATAATTCCACCTGGACTTTTAACTAGTGTCGGTAAACTAATATAAAATGTTTGATTTAGATAAAATATTAGAAATAACAAACGATGTTCAGAATAAATCCAACAAAGACCTATTGTTGGCAATCGAAACACTTTCAACTGAATTCGAAAAAACTAAAGAGTTGATTATTGACCTAACTAGACATCTTGATTTAGTTGAAGAAATGTATAATACGGTTAATAATGAAATGGGAAAAAGAATTAGAAAGCAATGAAAATAATTGACATTGGTATTTGTATTGATAATAGAGACCCAAGAGGTTTAGGTAGAATTAGGACCGTTAGATTCTCCGATTATGTATCTGAAAAGGAAAAGGCCGACACATATGAACCATTTTCCGATAAGGATATTTTTGTTGCTATACCATTTTTACCAACAAATATAAATTTTATTCCTGAAATAGACCAGGCGGTAAAAATCATAAACTATAACACGGAAAAAGAAAATGTTAACGTAGAGTATATTGCCGGTCCATTTACCACTACACATAATTTCAATGATCAAAGTTTCTCCCCACAAACAAGTGAAACAACTTATGGTAATAGTTTTAAAAATAAACCAGACATTTTCAATTCAAAAGAAGATTTTAGAAAAAAGAAAAGTATTGGTTCACTAGCCAAAAAAACAGATTATGGAATTTATGGAAAATATGGTTCTGACAAAAGATATTAATCACATCATTGAATATAATTTAGTTGATGATAGTGGAAATACAACTATTTCAAATCCGTATGCTGTTAGATTCTACGTTTATAAAGTCCTTAGGGCATATGGTGACATTTCTAAAACAAATAATTTTAATGAAAATAGTCAAATACCATCTTCATTATTACAGTTAATAAATCTTGAAGGAGATAGTTCGTCTCCAACACATGAAATCATATTAAACACCACTGGGTTTACTGATATTGCGTGTGAAATTAGAGACTTTTTATTAACCATACATGAAGATGATTTAAAAAAAATCAATTCACTATACCCAAAAACAGGGTTACATCCATTCTTTTTTAGACCAAAAGAATCACTTGTAACTATGACCGGTAATACCACCAGTATTACATACAAAAAGAATATATTATCAGCAATTGAATTATATAAAGTTGGACCTGGTAGCGGTCTTTCATTTTCATCCGCTAATATAAAACCAATAGTAACACCGAATCCAGTAACAAGAAAAGTAATTCGAGTCGTACCAAAATCAAATGAACAATCATTTTCTTCATTAAGGTCAGATAAAATATATCTTCTATCAACGGACACTAATAATACTGAAAAAATTATCCCATTTGAAAAATTGGATAAATATGAATTAACACAAACCGATTATGTTGAACAAATTGACCCTAATACATATGCGTTGGTTAGAGGTGAGAACTTGATTCGACTTTTGACATCATTTATTCAAGTATTTAAAACCCATCAACACAATGTAGTAGATACATATGTAACTACCGGAAACTCACTTTCTGACGAATTTGAAAAATTAGTTAGTACAATGAAAAATGATTTGTTAAATGGGTCTATTCGAATCAATTAATTTGATATTTATTAATAAAAAAGATGTCATATTTTCGTTCATATTTTGAGAAAAATAACACAATTATCAAAACTTCTCAGGTTAATACCGCTAAAAACCCAACAACTGAGATTTTCTATGGTAGTGGTTTTTCTAAATTCTTGTTTAAAGTTGACTTTAGCGATTTAGAAACTAAAATTGAAAATGGGGATTTTGTAATTACAACAGGAACAACCCATACACTTCATTTAACAAATACAATTTTTGGTGACGAAACCTTTTTAGGTGCCAAAAGAGGTAATGCAAGACAACGAACTAATTCCTTTGATTTAATATTGTTTAGTATTCCCGAATTTTGGGACGAGGGTCTTGGTTTCGATTATGAAGATGGCGGTTATGACTTCACAACCGGTAACATAACTTTCGATGAGAGACCATCAAACTGGTTTAATAGAACAACAATTAATGAATGGACTGTAGAAGGGGTTTATTCAGACTCACCAACAATATTACAGACCATACATTTCGATAATGGTAATGAAGACATCAATGTTGACATAACCAGTTATGTAAACGGAGTATTGACGGGAGCAACTAATCATGGTTTAGGTCTCGCATTTGCCCTCTTATACCAAGATTTGGATGCTGAAATTGACCAATCAGTTGCATTTTTTACAAAATATACACAAACATTTTTTGAACCATATGTTGAATCGTTTTTTGATGATAGAATACATGACGATAGAAACAATTTCATAGAAAAGGTAAATCAGAATCTTTATTTATACATTACTAAGGGAACTAACTTCTACGATTTAGATGAAAACCCTACGGTAGATATTAAGTTATATTCGGTCTGGATGGGGTTATTTGTGACGGTAAACGATTCTATTTTGATAAGTGGAGAAACTTGAACATCGATGGTGTTTCATTATCAGATGTAACACAAAGATTTGTACCAAAACCATATACTTCTCTTTATTCTATTGGTGAAAATCCCAAAGAGTTAGAAAGATATGTAATACAATTTTTTGGAATCAAACAAAATGAAAAAATCATAAGAGGTGAGAATAGAAAAGTTGTAATTACGTTTAAATCTATTAATATATCAAAACCAGTTCTTTTTGATGAGGTGTACTACAGAATGTACATAAAAGAAGGTAGAACAAATGTAATCGTTCATGATTGGACTCAAATAGACACCACAAATGAAAATTCTTTTACATTAGACACATCAATTTATATTCCTAGAGAATATTTTATTGAGATAAAAGGTAAGACACATTCAGAAGAGATATTCTACGAAAATGAAATAAAGTTTGAAATTGTCTCCGAGAAGTAAACTATTTATATATTATGAAACAGTTAGAAGAAGTTATAAAGAAACATTTGAAGTCCATATCTGAAGGTGAGGATATGAAGCATGAAAACTACATGTTCTTTGGTAATATTGAACAAATGAAAAGACAATGTGAATTGTTAATGAAAGAAAATCACGATGAAATCGATAATATCTTACAGGAACACGATTGGGCACAAGATCATATATCTGAAGCAAAAAGTTTGTTGGACCAAGTTTTCGATTTTTTAATGAACAAAACTCAAGGACAATATGATGATACGTTTTTGAATGAAGAGTATCAGATAGATGAAAGTAAAAATTGTCCAACAGACCCTGCAAAATGGGCAGCATCAAAGGCAAAAGCTAAAGGTAAATTTAAGGTCTACCCCTCAGCATATGCAAATGGGTTTGCTGCAAAAGATTATAAATCAAAGGGTGGTCGTTGGAAAAAGTGTTAAAAACAAAGTGATGAAAGTACTTGTAAACGAAGAAGATTTAAGATACATAGAGGAAACCATCATTAATGGAGAAGTCCTTAAAGAGGACCTTAGAAGATGGTTTAAAGAAAAATGGGTAGATGTGTCCAAAAAAGTAGATGGTAAACATCCTCCTTGCGGTAGAAAAGATGCCGATGGTAAGTCATATCCAAAATGTAGACCCTCTAAGAAAGTATCAAAAGAAACACCCAAAACAGCTTCGTCTTATAGTAAAACAGAAAAAAAATCAATGACAGCACAAAAAAGACGTGCTGAAAAAAAGGAACCAAAATTGGGAAAGGGAAATAAACCAACCTTTACAAGATTTGATGAAAATCAAATCATCAGTGTCGTAATTGAAAACATTAAAAAAGTTCAAAACGGACCAAGATTAACAACATTATCAGAAAATAAAGTTAATCTAAGTGAAGGTTTATCTTACCATATTAAGAACAATAAACCACTATCCGAAAACATTTATCGAGTATATTCTGAAAATTTCTTTAACCTTTTTAATGAAGCAAGACATAACATGTCATTAGGTTTCATTGAGTTTGATGAGGAAGATAGAGAAATGTTGGAAACAAACATCGGTGAAACAGGAATATATGAGGGTGAAGAGGTTTATTTGGATGTCCCTTTTATTGAGGGTGAGGAGGAATATTTAGTTGAAGCAAAACATAGAGGACGTAATGTTAAATTAAATAAACCGTTTAGAACACCTGGTGGTCCAAAGAAATTTGCCGTTTATGTTAAAACAACAGGTGGTAATATTAAAAAAGTTACTTTTGGAGACCCAAATCTTAGAGTTAGGAATAATAACAAAAAGGCCGCTAAGTCATTTAGAGCCCGTCACAGATGTGACCAGAAAAAAGATAGAACAACTGCAGGATACTGGTCTTGTAATATATCCAGATATCGTAAGGCATTAGGAATTAAATCATCTAATCCGTGGTAAAAGAATTTCCGTTTAAAGAACAATTAATCGAGGGATATCATATTAGAACATTTTCATCAGAATTAACTGAGATGGAATTAAAATGGCATTTCGATGAACAAGACAGAACTGTCATTTGTGAATATGAAACAGATTGGATGTTTCAAATGGACAATGAATTACCTATTAAAATAAAAAAAAATACCCCCATTTTTATTCCTGAGGGTACTTATCATCGTATTATAAAAGGAACAGGAGACTTAATCGTCAAGGTAAAAAAACACTTGAACTCCACATTCATTTAATAATTGCATACTTTTTATTTGGGATTCTTCCCATTTTTCTTTGTTTTTAGTTGTACAGACTTTTTTACACCATATGGTTTTAATTCCACTATTTACTATACCTCTTGCACAATCCATACAAGGTAAACCCGAAGTTAGATAAATTGTTGAATCCTTCAATGCGGTCCCTACACGAGCAGCATTAAAAATTGCGTTTCTTTCCGCGTGCTCAAACCAAAAATACTTTTCAGGTCTTTCTTGACGTTCTTTTTTTGAATCGTCCATACCTCTCGGAAATGAATTATATCCTGTTGAAAGTACCTCGTTATCACACCCAACGATGACAGCACCTATTTGTGTAGATTCATCTTTAGATTTTAATTTAACCTGTTCAGCAATTCCTAAAAAATATTCAGTCCAATTCATAATAATTTTTGTGGTGTCCAATACCAAACCCTTTCATCTGAATAACGATTTAGATTCTTACCTTCTTTTTTTTCTATTAATTTACTTATTTGTGTCATATGTTCTCGATTTTTAATATCGATACCAACATAAAACCCATTCCCTTCTTTGATGTATGTTGTCTCTTTCATAGGTTCGACATATTTTCCTTCGTCATACAATTTTAAAAATTTAATCATCTCATCCCTCTTCATTCTACATTCAATACCTCTTGAATAAATTAATTTTTCAAGGACATCAACTCTTAGTTTGGAATAATCAGTTTGGGACATTTGAAACAAATATATTCAAAAAATGTTACATTTAAAATAAAAAACCCCCGATTTCTCGGGGGTTTTTATATACTAAGACAATTAATATTATCTCAAGGTATCCAAGCTGAATGTAGCCAAACCTTTTACATCGATTATACCAAAGTAACGGTTGTTAACCATTTTCTTAGCGTAACGTGTCATGATACCTTTGATAGGAGTCATGTTAAATGGATTGTACATAGTTGGAGTCAACTGTAGAGGTACGTATGGTGCGTAGATGTAACCAGCGTCCAATAGAGACTTACCTTTGTGACCAATCAATACTTTACCAGCTGGGAAGTAAGGATCACGGAACACTTGGTAACGACCAGCTAGTGTACCGATTTTCTCAATACCCATGTTGTATTGATCCTGCTCAGGTCCTGCGTTTGATACGTGGAAGTATTCCAAATCATCGAATACTGCAGAAACTTCAGAAGAAACTACAATCCAGTTAGCTCCACCTCTCAAAGTGGTTTTGTGGATTTGTGCAGAAACTTGGTTAATTTTGGTGATTAGAGTTTGATTCCAATCTTTTTGAGTGTATCCTACTAAAGTAGCACCAGAGGTTCCACCATATTTCCACTCGTTGTAATCCCACTTAGCTTTCCAAGCAGCACCCTTACGTAGGTCACGTAAAATTTCACGGTCAACCTCAGCAGCGATTTGCTCAGATAACAATGCAGTTAACTCAGCCTCAGCGTCGATGTTGTGGAATGCACTTACGTCTTGTGCCAATTCAGGAGACCAGCTAGCTCTTAACTTTCTTTCAGTAACTCTTCGAATTCAAGAGTTGCATATTGACGATAAGTAAGTACGAAATCAGTTCCAATCAAAGTAGTACCTGCCACAGTGTGGTTAGCGAAACCAGAAGTTGATGAGTAAGTCTGAAGGTCTACGTTCAAGTAGATAGCTCCTTCTTCGTCACAGATATCATTGTATTTGCTAAGACCAGAACCACTTTTTTGACCATACTCAACAATACCTTTACCGTATTTCTGAGTTACGATGTTGAATGGTAAAGATGCACCAGACTGAACTTGTGCAGAAGCAACTTGCAATGAAGCCAAGAACTCTTCGGTATCCATTTCGTTACCATTTGCTCCAACAATTTTACCTTGTCCTGCTTTAGTGAAACCAGTTACTTTCAAGATTACACTTGAAAGAGTGTCACCAGTTGCATACACTACAGCACTACCTTCAGCTCCTGCAGAGAAAGAGTGAAGAGAAGTACCTGTTAAAGATGCGGTAGTAAATGCACCTTTAGAATAATCGAAAAGACCTTCAGATGCGTCATCACCTTCTTCGTAGAAACGATCATAAAGGTTTCTTGCGTCTGCACCATAACCAGCGGTTACAGAGTCAGTAGTGTTAGGATATCCGAATGGTGCGTAGTGTGCTCCAGAGTTTCTATCCTGAATTTTAGGTACGAAGTAGAACAATTTACCGATAGGTAAGTTCATTGCTTGTACTGATACGATGTCGTTTGCTAACAACTTAGAGAATACACGACGGATAATTGGGAAT